GGATGCATAGGCGGCCGGGCCCGCGGGACCCGCTGCGCCGTCCTGGCCCGCGGGGCCCCGGATGTTGCGGGTCTCCGGGTTTTTAAGGCCGCCGTCGTTTGTCCAGGACAGATTTCCGCTCTCGTCCAGCGTCGGCACGAAGGTGACGCCGCTTTCTCCCTTGCTTCCCGGGATGCCCTGCACGGCGCCGTTGTTCCTCCAGCTTTCATTTGCCGCGTCCCAGACGTAGATGTCGTAGGGCACGGTGACGCCCACGCCATAGGCGTCGCCCGCCTTCGGCTCCGGCACCGCCTCCGTAAGCTCCGCGAACGTGTCGTAATAGCCGCCGATCACAAAGCTCTGTCCGTCCCGGCCGTTGAAGGCGCCCGCCTCCGCGGCTTCCCGCACGGCAGTGGCATAGCTCAGCGCCGTGGCAGCTTTGCTGTCGATCTGCTCGGCCACGCTGAGGGGCATGGGATGCAGCGGCGCGTCGATCAGGCCAGAGGCCTGAACCGTCAGCATCAGCGGCACGGTGGTAAGCCTTGCCTCGCCCTTTGTGCCTGTCAGATAGACAAGCCATTCGCCCAGGGTCAGATTGAGCTGCCGTTTTGCCGGGATCTCGTCGTTTTCATCCAGGGCGATGTCGTATACCGTGGCACCTGCCCCCTCGCCCTGCCGGAAATGAACCCACTTGGAAAAGCCGTCCCAGTCGTTTCCGGCGAAGTACACTCTGCCCGTCAGATAGTGCAGTGTATCCGCCGCGATGACGGGCGTATAGAGCTTTGCCGTCTGTCGGCTCACATATAGTTCAAGCATGTTGTTCCTCTCTCCTTGCGTTGCCCGAAAGCTCGTTCGGGCTTTCGCTTTTCCTCCGGTCTTTCGACCGCTGCGGATGACCCCGCTTTATCTGCCCCCGGCAGATTCGTCCCGGTTCATCTCGTTGAGCTGCTGCGCCAGGCGGATCAGGTAATCCCGCAGCTGCTGAATCTGGTGCTGCTGATCGCCCGTGAGAATGGGCGGCGGTTCGATCATCCCACGTCACTTCCGATCGTCAGAATTTTTGCCAGGGAATAGAGGCGCACTTCACCCCGGCCCCTGAGGCGGATACGCAGATGATCGCAGCGCCGTGGGCGGATGGGAAGCGTGACGGTCCTGGTGCCCTTCATCCGGATGCTCCCCTGCCGGATCCACTCGCCGCTGGAGTCGTACATCACGTCCACCGTCAGTTCCGCGCCCTCCTCCAGACTGAGCCGGAGATTGAAGCGGGAGACGTATTTCCGGTCGGGCAGCTGATAGTACAGCAGTCCCGTCTCCGCAGCCCACCGGACAAAAGGCTCCGGCGTTCCGACGCTGCCCAGCAGGGCCAGCAGCTCCCGGTCCTCGGTGAGCGCGTAGAGCTCGTCCCCCAGGCGCGCAAAGTCCGTCACATGCAGTCCGTCCTCCCGCATCCAGATGCCGCGCCTGAGATCATATACGAACAGATCCCAGCCCCCGCAGCTGTTTTTCATGGAGAGGTAGTAACGGTCCCCCACGGCTCCGGCCGCGGCCTCGCCGTAGAGCTCCTCGCCCAGAGGCGCGCTGATGCTCTCGGGGAAGCTGCCCTGGTAGGCGCAGACGTCGGAGCGGCTCTTGTAAAGCAGCGTCTCGTTGACCACCTGCAGGCTCTTTGCGCAGCCGGCCTGCACGCCTCGGCACACCGTCTCCGTGACGCTGTGGGCGCCGATGGGCGAGACACTTACGCGGTGGATGCGGTTTTCCTTGAAGAAGGTGGGGTAGCCCAGATAGTTGACCGCCCCGGTCCAGGGCCCGTCCGAGCCGACGGAGGCTGTCCAGCTGTCGGTGCTCAGGCCCTGATACTGTCTCCAGTTTTTGAAGTCCCCCAGGGCGCAGCAGTAGATCTCATTGAGCATCTGTCCGCCGCTCATGCCGTAGCGGCAGCCCCAGAGTCGGTTGCGGCACTCGATGACGAAATCCAGCTCCGGCACCCTGCGCTCTATGTGAACGCTGCCCTCGGTCTGGGTGATGGCCTCCTCCAAAAGTCCGGCCACCACGAGATAGTCCCGCTCGCCTTCCCCGCCGCCCACAGCGCAGAGGATTTTCTCGCCGTTGACCTCCCCGGCCACGGCGCCCGAGATGCTGACGCCGTCTCCGGCCTGAAACAGGCCGGGCAGCTCGCCCTCGGAGATAAAGCGCAGGCGGGTGCAGACGCTCTCCACCGCCGTCCACTCCCCGTACAGGGTGCTCCAGCGCCGGAGCGTGTGGGCTTTTCCGCCCGTGTCCACCCAGAGCTCTCCGTTTTCCGGGTTTTCCGGCGCTTCCTCCGAAACCGCTGGCAAAGGATACTCCCCGCCGTCGGCGCGGCACAGGCTGTACTCCACCGCGCCGGCGGAGCGGTACTCGGCCTCCATGCTGCCGTGGTCGTCCGGCCGGGCCGTGTTGTAATACACCTTGTCCGGGAACACGCAGAGGTACGCGCCCATGCTCACCATCTGCTTTTCACCCGGGGCAAGCCCCCGCACCGGCGTGGGCACTCCGTCGTAATAGAGTGTTCCGCCGTCCACCCAGGCCAGTTTCTCCTTGGCCAGCAGCCCTCCCGGGGCCGTGAGGCGGGCGACGCTTCCGCGCTTTGGGCGGTTTGCCAGCAGGGGAAAGTATTTGCTGGTGAGATTCTCGGTGTGGAAGAACTCCCCCTCGCCGATTTTGAGATTGTGGTTGTAGCCGCGGAAGGTATCCGTCACCTCCCGCTCGTTGTATTCATAGCCCAGTGTCGGCAGAAATGCCATTTTCTCCTCCTAAAACACGAAGTGCCCCCCGGCCCGCAGGGCTCTGTGGGTTCTGGCGTAGAAATCGGTCCAGCCGGTGTAGGCGCTGTTGAACATGGTCATGCGCTTGTTGTAGCGCTGGGTCTCGCTGTTCTCCGCGGCGATCATCGCCTGCAGGTAGTAATAGTACAGGTCCTCGCCGTAGGGCGCGCCGACCAGGAGCTCCTCCTCGCCGCTGCGGTAGACGGGCGCCTCGCCTGGCAAAGCGCCCTCGTGGGTCTGGATCACCTCGTGGAAGATCTTCCCGTCGAGCGTGCTGAGCCAGTGCAGCTTCTGCTCGGGGGAATAGTCGTTGGGCTCCAGCAGATCCACCCGCTCGATCATGTCGATTGCCTTCATTGTCCTCACCCTTTCTCCCGGGAGGCTTTCGCCTCCCGGGATTTTTGCCGATCAGTTGCCCTTGTTCTTCATGACGGCCATGCTCTCGTAGAGCAGTTCCGCCGCCTTTTCGCTTCTGGCGATCTCCGCGGCCACCGCCGGGGGCACCATGGATTTTTTGCCCCGGGGCAGCAGGTAGTTGACGCCGTTGATGCCCACGAAGAGGTTGGGGTCGGCGCGGTCCGCGCCTCTGGGGATAAAGACTTCGACTCTCTTTTCTTCCATCATGCTTTCCTCCTTAATTGGCCTCGTCGGCGGCGCTGAAGGAGCTGGTGCTCATCACGCGCAGCAGACGCTCGGGGTAGAGAATGGTTGCGCCGTTGGTCTCGAACTTATAGCCGATGGTGGAGAACTGGTTGAGCGGGCCGCCGATCTCGCCCTTGTCGTGGATGATCATCTCCAGCGCGCCGCCCTCGGGATCGATGATGCCGAAGGAGTCCTTGCCGAAGAAGTAGCTGGCATAGACGGCGATGCTGTCGTTTTCGCCCTTGATGACCGGGGCAAAGACGTCCTCGATGAAGCGCACGCCGTGCAGCTCGCCGATCTCCCCGTTGAAGATCTCCTCGGGGGAGGCGTACTTGTGGGCCTCGATCCAGGCGTCGCTGGATCGAAGGTCATGGGCCACCGAGGGGTGGATCACCGCGTAGTACTTGCCGCCGATGCGTGGCACGCGGTTTTTCTTCATCACGGTGACGGCCTTGTTGACCATCTCGGGCGTGAGGTGGCAGTGGTAGGTCGCGTCCTCGGCAAGGCCGCTCTGATCGCCGGGGGTGCCGGCAATGGAGCCGTCGGCGCGGGCGATCTTGTCGCAGTAGAGGACATTGGTGTTGGTGTACAGGGCGTCCCGGATCAGGGCCTCCTGGGTCTCGGCGGCGGAGGCGCCCATCTCCTCGGTGGCGCCGAGGATCACGTCGTCATAGGCCCGCAGCTCCAGCTTGTCGGTGATGGCGGTGTAGGTGCCGTACTGATCCACCGCGCCGGTCACGGCGGTGACGCCGAACTTCTGGCCGGTGGGGATCACGCCCTCGGTGAGCTTGGAGGCCTTGTCGAAGGTGTTCCACTTGCGCCACTCCACACTGCCGTGGTGATTGGCGGGCAGGGGCTGGCGCTTGGCAAACTGCGCGTAGAACAGCTCGGTTCTGGCGTTTTCCAGCAGCTCCGTGTCATAGAAGGCCTTGAGCTCAGCCGAGAGGCTGTGGCTGTTGTCGAAGGCGGTCTGCTCGCCGGTCGAGGCGTTGACGAAACCGCCCGTTGCGTTGACGAGGCTCCCCGCCTCGGCAAAAAACTGCAGGTCAAAGAGATTGTGATTCATGCTTTCATCCTTTCTTGTGTCCGGAATGGACTGTTTGTTTTCCTTGCGGGGCGCTTCCTGCGGGTTGCCCCTCACTCTCCCAGCGGGAGCTTTCTGCCCTGGGCGCCTGCCTCGCGGATGCGTTTCTTCAGCGCCTCGCGCTCCTGCCTGGACATGGCCCGCGGGTCGAGCCCCAGCTGCGCGGCGCTCTGTCCCCCGTGATTCTCCCGGGGCCGTGCCGCCCCGCTGCGCAGGCTTCGGCTGAAGGCCTCAAGACTCTGCCGCGCCGCCCGTTCTCCGATCTCCCCGCGGTGCCGCGCGTAATAGGCGTCCGCGAGACTCACGCCGCTGTGGGGCGCGGTCAGGCGCAGAAAGCCCGGGTCCTCCAGCTCGCGGAGAAGATCAAAGTCCGGCAGCGTCTGGCGCAGCAGCTCCGCCTCCTCCAGCAGCGTCTCCAGATGGCTGCGGATCTCCTCGCTCTGCCGCTGTCCGCCCTCCCGGATCTTCTCCGCGAGAGCCACAGCGTCCAGTTCTTCCCCGCTCCCAAAGCGCTCACGCAGGGCCTCCAGCACCGGGGAGAGTCTCTGCAGGGTCTCTTCCGCGTTCTGTCTGCCGCGCAGTCTGCGCTGCACGATGCTCTGTACCGCCGCGTCGTAGCGGCTGCGATACTCCGCATCCTGCAAAATCTCCTCCCAGCTGGGCTTCTGCCGCCCGGCTTCGGGTGTCTGTTCGGTCTCCTGCGGTTCTTCCGCGATCTCCGTTTCCGTCTCCGGAGCTGTCTCTTCCGAAGTCAGGATCGGGTTTCGTTCTTGGCTTTCCATGTTTTTCTCCTTTATGTTTCTTCCCCTCTGCAGCGGGGATAAAAGGGCTTACATTTTTCTTCTGCTCTTGCCGCTGCCCGAGCCGCTTCCCTTCTGGTTCGCGGCAAGCTTCTTCTGCTCCAGGCTCTCTCCCTCTGTTGCTTTGTCCTTCGTGCCGGAACCGCCGCCGTAGTAGTTGATGCCGCCGTAGCTGACTGCGCTGCCGCTTGTTCTCAGCAGCCCGTTTGCCCGCAGGTATTCCTGCCGCAGGGCGTCGGCCTGTTCCTTGCTCATCCCGGCCTCGGCCAGCTCGCCCGCATTGGGCGCATAGCCGCTCCTGGAGATGATCTCCACAAGATTCTTGTAGGCGGTCTGCCTCCGGTCGTAGCCCTTCTGCTCGATGTCGGCGGCACGATTTGCCTTGTCCTGCGCCCGGCCGTACGCGTTCTGGGCCATGGCCGTTGCGGCGCTCAGCTGTCCGGAGAGCTGGTCTCCCTCCGCCTGCCAGCGTTTCAGGGCCGCCCCGTAGAGCTCCGGCATGGCGTCGCCCAGCTTCTGCAGATACGCACCGTACTGCTGCTGGCCAACCGCCTGGCCGTAGCTGGAGCCGTAGCCCCCGGTCAGATGGGCGGCCTGGCCCATGGTGTCGCGCATGGCAAGACGCCCCTCCCGCACATAGCGGTCCCGGTAGGACCCGTACAGCGGGTCGCTCTCCGGGTCAAAGCGGAACGCGGGCCTCTGGACGATCTTGTCAAAGATCCTGCTGATCTCCCCGTCGTAGCTGGACGTAAAATCCGGCAGCTCCCGTTCGGCCTGTTTGAGGGCGGCCATGGTCCCTGCATAGGCGGGGGCCGACGTCACGCTCTTTTCCTCTTTTCGGATGATGGTCTCCTGGCTCATTCCATACGCTCCTCTCCCGATTCTCTCTCGTCCTGCCGAAAGCGCACATAGTCGGGCAGCTCTTCGGCCAGCAGCGCCAGCCCCGCCGCCACCGTGTCAAAGCTCTCCCGGCAGCGCTCCTCCCATTCCGCCTCCGGGCGGCATTCGATGCTGACGCGTCCGGGGCTGCGGCTCACCGCGGGCAGGTACTCCTCCTCGCGCTCCTGCGCCCGCCGCTCGAGGGTCATGCTCAGCATGCTCAGCGCCGCGCAAACCGGGTCCATTCCTTTCAGCCCCGCGCCCGCGTGACCCTCCATGGTCAGGCGCAGCTCGTCCCGGTCATAGACAATCTTTGTCATCTTCCGCCTCCCGGCTGTCCGGCGCTGCTGGCCCGGATTCTCGCCTTTTCGATCCGATCTGCCTCGCGGCCGGCCGTGGTCTGCACCGGCCGGCCAGACACCGCGGCGCTTCTCCCGCCGGTAATCCCGGCCATCAGCGCCTCCGCCCGTTCCGGCTCATACTTCTGGGTCAGAGCCAGCGCGTACTGCTGGTACAGCGCCAGCTCCCGCTGCATCGTTCCGTTTGCGGCGAGCCTTTGCATCAGCTCGTCCTTGCCCTCAAACTCCATCATGCTCATGCAGGCCAGAGCCTGGTCGCTCTGCTCCTGGGAGAAGAAGCCCAGCTGGTAAAACTGCAGGGCCAGCTCGTTCTGGGTCAGCCTCGTGTAGGCGCTGCTCTTGGCGGGGATTACCCGGATGTCGAAGACCGGCTGCCTCAGTCCCAGGTCGATCGGGCCGAAGCTGCCCTGCTCCTGGGGGCGCAGGCCGCTGTTGTCGTAGGCCACAAAGTCCTCGGTGCCGAGTCTGCCCGTGATGCGGAACTGCCTTGGCAGCTCGTAAAACTGACGGATCAGCTCGATGCAGAGACTGATGATCTCGCCGTAGCCCCGGTAGCTTGCCCGTGTGGCGTCGCGTGAGCCCTTCCCGCTGGCCTCCTGCAGGGCCGCGATGGCGGAGGCCGCGGTGACGCCGGCGTTTGCGAGGCCCGCAGAGGTCTCCGTATTGCCGGAGGTCTCCCGGAGCTCGTTGATGAGGCTGGTGCGCATGTTGAGATAGTGTCCGCTCAGCGGGCGGTAATCCACCATGCGCAGGCTGTCCTCCCCCAGATTGCCGTTGACGTGGACGATGGGGTTTGCGAGATCGAGAAACTCCTCCTCGTTGACGGCCCCGTCCACCCGCTGGAAATAGCGTGGCGTGGCGCCCACCATGGTGTTTTTGAGGAAGGCTGTCTGCATCAGGTCGATCTGGGTCTGGCTGTTGCGGCAGAGATCGATAAAGCCGTAGCCGCAGGGGCTGCCCTCGACGGGGAAGAGGCTGTCAAAGACAAAGGGATAGAGCCCGTGGTCGTAGAGTCCTCTGCCCGTCCAGCCCTCGTCCCCGTCTGTCTCCTGCGCGCGCAGCGCCTCCTCGTTTTCGGTGGAATAGAGCAGGGTGCTGCCCACATACCGGGCGTAGTGCAGCACCTTCCCGCTGCCCTCCCGTTTTTTGTAGTAGACCTCGATGACTGTGGACTTGCCGTCCGCGGGCACGCTGTCGTCGTAGAGGAAGCGGGTGGCGGCAAAGCCGCTGTATTTGAGCTTTCCCTTCAGTTGGGGGTAGAGCTCGCCGAGCTCCTCGTTGTCCTCCAGCCTGGTGTGGAAAAAGTACCGGCTCTCCTGAATATCCTCGACCCCCGGTTCCCAGAAGACGTTGAGCAGGTCGACGCGTTCGATGGCGATATCGCCGAGTCCCCCCGCCTTTTCGGGATCCCAGAAGACCTTGTAGACGCCCGTCCCGGTCTTGAGCTTCTGCCACATGGCCGCGGAGTAGGTTTTTTCAAAGCCGTTCTGCTCCAGAATCACCGGCAGGATCTTGGACAGGATCTTTGCCTCCTGCCGGTCGTCGGGCTCCCTGGGCAGGATGGTGGGCTCGGGGTAGGCGTCCATGGCGTCGGCGTGCTTGGCCACGATCACGTTGTGCAGCCAGCCCGAGGCCGCCTGAAAGCCGCCGGAGCCCTCGGTGCTTTTGCGCTCCTCTGCGCTGTTTCTCAGCTTCCACCAGTTTTCCGCCGCCACCGTGCGCCGCTCGACGCTGGCTTTGCCGGCCTTGTATTTCTGGAGGATGCCCGTAAATTCCGCCAGTCTCTTTTCATCCACCGGCAGGTGCTTCATTTCATCCATTGTTTTCTCCTTTTTTCAGGCTTTTTTGCGCGCCAATCCGTCGCCTTCTCCTTCATTTCTTCAGCGGGTCGATCAGCATCTGGCGCGTCCCCGTCTCCCGCAGGGGCTTGACCGGCCGCGACATGCAGACGTAGCGCCACTCGTCGGCCACATGGTCCTCCAGCTCCGTGTCCAGATCCTCGGGTCGGGACTTGTGAAACATCATCAGCGGGATGGTGCGGAGAAAGGCCTTGCAGTTTGAAAAGACGTACATCCGGCTGTAGCCCTCCCCGTCAAACTGCAGGCGGTAGTGGCACTGCATCCATCCGGGAATCCGCTTGTTGTCCCCCGGGGTAAACCAGATGCCGTAGCGCGCGGCGGTGTCGGCGATGCTCTCGCCGCGGCTCGCGTCCCAGATGGCGGGGTCGGCCACGCCCTCGATCTGCTTTCCCCGGAGCCAGGGGTGCTCCTGCTCGATCCGCGCGATCTCCCGAAACTGCTGATCCGGCGTCCAGCGCAGGCCCTCGTTGGGGGTGCCGGTGCAGCCGTAGAGCTCCAGAATGCGGTAGAGCACCCCCTCGTAGTCCACCGCCCACCAGGCGCAGGAGAAGGGCTTGCCGTAGCCGAAGTCATAGCTGCGCAGGATACGCCAGCCCCGTCTCGGTCCTGTCGTCAGATCCAGCGGGGCGATCACGTGGCACCATCTCCCCTGCTTTTTCAGTTCCTCCGCCGTGAGCTCACAGCCCGCCGCGCGGGCGCTCTCCAGATCCGGCTCGATGCGGAAGTCCTCGAAGAACTGTCCCTCAAAGACCTCCCAGCTTCCGTAGCGCCAGGCCTGTCGGAGCTTTGGTGGCAGGGCCTCCAGCTGCCTCACATAGTCGGGATCGGCCTCCATCAGCGCCCGGTTGTCGGTGACGAGGGCCTGGATGAAGCTGTGCTCCTCGGGCCGTTCTCCCTCCTTGAAGCGCCGGTCGATGAACAGGCGCTTGACCCAGGCGTGTCCCTCCCCGCCGGGATTGCAGGTGTAGTAGATGCGCTTGGGGAAGTCGTTGACGCCGCGCACGCAGGCCCGCAGCTTTTCCATATTCTCCTCAGACTGCTGGGTGGCCTCGTCCACAAACAGCACATCGATCTCACTGCCCTGAAAACGCAGCGCGTCGCTCTCGTGCTCGAGATAGCGGAAGAGGATGCGGCTTCCGTTTCGAAAGAGGATCTGCTTCTGCCCGTCGTGGTAGCTGGCGATCCGCTCCTCCTCGGGGCCGTAGCAGCCCAGCATCCGGCACAGGGGCAGGATGTGGTTTTCCCGCAGCTCGGGGTAGGTCCTGCGCACGATCATCACCTGAATCCCCGCGTAGCGCAGGCACAGCAGTACCGCCTTGACCCGCACGGCCCAGCTTTTGCCGCCGCCGCGGGCCCCGCCGTAGCCCACATATTTGTGTTCGTCCAGGAGAAACTGCTTTTGTTTTTCACTGGGCTCTGGCAGCTTCAGCTCCGGCATTTCTTCCTCCTTCCGCCTCTCTCGGCCTTCCCCTTGAGGGGAAGGTGTCCCTGTGTATACACTGGGGCGGATGAGGTGTCGTCCCCTTCATGCACCAACCCCGGTTTTCTCCTGTGGGGGGGCTTGCCCCTCCCGCTTGGCCCCTCCCCGGCTCCCTTTGGATAAAGGGAGCTGTCGCGCAGCGACTGAGGGATTTCGTCCCATCACGCCGCACTCCGCCGCTTCCTCACCGGCTCATCTCCTCCGTCTCTCCGACGAAGCGCACCGTCAGTGTTCCGCTGTCTCCCTCGTTTTTTTCTCGCCCGGCGCAGAGCTCGTTGAGCTCCTTGAGCGCCCCGGACACGCTCTTGAAATCCTTGGCCTCCAGTGAGTCCTCCCGGAGCTTTCCCTCGATCTTCTCCAGCAGCCGTCGCGCCACCCGGTCGATGCTGGCCCCGCTCTGCTCCTCCCGCAGTGTGCGCCAGTGTTCCCGGTAGGCCCGTTTGCGCAGCGTCTCATAGCTGAGCTCCTGCTCCTCCGCGATCTCCTTCAGGCTCTTTCCCTCTTCGGTGAAGAGTCTCCGGCATTCGTTCCAGTCTCTCATCCGTCCTCACCGTAGCGGTTTTGATAGACGCAGCGGTAGACCGGGCAGCGGGAGAAGCCTCCCACGCAGTAGCGTCCCATGTGCCTCTCCCGCTGGGCCAGGGTGCGGAAGCGGCTGACCACGTCGGTCCCGGCGGCGTAGCCCTCGCAGCTGATGCTGCGCTTTTTTCTGTCGTCCGCCAGATAAAAGGGGCACTTGACGTCCGCCTCTGTCCAGCAGAGCTTATTCTTACTTGCCATCCTCGTCCTCTCCGCGGGCGTCCTCCGTCCGCTCTTCGTCGAATTTTGCCCCGCACATCCAGGGCGGATAGCCGCTGCGCTCCATGCAGCGGAGGATCGGATCATCCGGAATCAGCTCCAAGCCCTCACCTTCCCTCTGTCGACTCTCCGCGCCTTAAATAGTCTCATAAAAATAAGATTATTTCTTGACAAGGCTGCGGAAATGCCGTAATATGAAGCTGCAAAGCCCTCTTGACGATCTTATTTATTTCTGATTCGCTTTGCAGTATATCGCATTTAATTCAGATTATCTAGTCTTTGCTCGCATTTTTTTCAGATTCGTGTGATTTGTACAAAGATGAGGTGAATCCTTTGTTCAATTATGAAAGATTTGAAGCGCTCCGCGTCTCCAAAGGAATCACGAAGCGCTTCATTGCGCAGGAGCTGGGTCGTTCCCCCACTCTGTGTCAGGACTGGAAGCTGCGGAAATCCCAGCCCAGTGAGGAGCAGCTCAAGGCGGTCGCGCGGATTCTCGGCACTA